CCTCGACCACGTCGAAGGCGTCGGCCCGCGGCCAGATGCCGTTCTGGCCGCTGTGGCCGGTGGTCAGCGTGGGAGTGTCCGGGGTGTCCGGCTCGTCGGGCTCGATTCCATCATGAATGCTCCGCAAGCCGAGGCGCGGGTGATACCAGAGCACCGGCACCCCGTGCGGGTCTTCGATCAGCACCAGGCTGTCGCCTCGGCCAATGACGTGGTCGCCGTAGAAGGCGTCGTTCAGGGTGTCGCTGTGCATCCTGAAGATCAGGCGCCCGTCGGCGGTGGACCTCAGGACCGGCCGGTTCTCGGCGCCGACGATGATGGGCGCCAGGCCGCCGCGGGCGATCCCCTCGCGAAAGGTCGTGGTCCAATCATCCAGTCGGGCCACGAGCTTGCCGTCACCCGTAAAGGCCTGCATCGGCACTCCATTGCGATCCCGAGCGAGCACCGTGTCGCCGCGCGCCGGCATGACCACCGACGCCAGCGCCCCCGCCCGCAGATAGGTAGCCTCGTCGCCGGCGGCGCGTGCAGATGCCTCGGCGGTGAGCGCGGCCTCGAGCCCGGACACGCTCGACATCGGTTGCGTCCCGGTATGCTTGGCCCGGTCCGGCGACGCCCCGAAGTCGATGCTGGTCAGGACGCCCCAGCGCGGTCCGCCCGCCGGCAGGAGCGGATCGTCCGCCGACGCCGACCGGCCGCGGATCACGAGGGCACTGCCCTCGGTCGAGACGATGCGGGTGACGGCTTCCGGTGGCGGCGATGCAGTCACCTGCGTGACGGCCTCGTCGCGGCTGGCATAGACCCGGCTCTGGCTGGCCTCCACTCCCGTGATTGCCGCGGCGATCTGGCCGAGCCATGCAGCCAGATCGGCCTTTTTCACAGGCACGTCGGTCGCCAGCCCGGTGGCAAGCGGGGGAGCATAGGTCACCGGCATCGCCGAGCCTCCATCGTCGTCAGATTGTCAGGGGTCATAGGTGGCGACCAGCACTTCGGGCGAGGTCACTCCGCTAGTATTTTCCGATCGCAGCCAGTAGCGGGCGCCGGCGCCCGGCACCGTGCCGGTCAGCGTCACCTCCGGCACCATGGCAAAGCTCTCGTCCACCACCGTGGCCGCGCCGAAGCTGTCCGTCGGCCCGGCTCGGTAGAGCTTGGTCGAGCGGTAGCTGGCCCCGAGGTCAGGCGCGAAGACGATCTCGAACGCCGCCGCCGCCGCGCCGCTTTGCGACACCACCACCGGCGCGTCAGGGCCGTCCGGGTTGGCGATCACGTCGATCCCGAAAACATAGGTCCAGTCACCCACGATCTCGTGCGAATATTGTGTCCTGGCGATCCCGAGCCGGACATCGACCGGCTGGCCGTCGAACAGGCCCGGGGTGCGGACCGACCCGCCCGTGCCTTCGTCAAGCATATCGGTCCACGGCTCCGCCGTCCCCGAAGGCCGGAATTGCGCCAGCACCGTCTCGCCGTCCTGCACCTGATAGGTGATGCGGACCCAGGGATCGCCGGAGCCGGTAATCACCTCGGCGCTGATGACCGCCACAGGCTCCGGCACGTCCGGGTCCGGCTCGGTGTCCGGCAAGCTCGGCGGCTCCCCATCCTCCGTCTCCGAGTCCCACCCGTATGCCGACTGTCGCCAGTGCTCCAGCTCGACCGTCACCACGCCGTCGCTCGCATCCATGTCGAAGCCGAAGTGGCGGATGCGGAAAGGCTCGTGGATGATGCCGACATGCGGCAGGTCCACCCATACGCCCGGTTCGCTGAGAAACAGAAGCCCCCGGAACCGCAGCCGCATGGTAAGGCGCCAGCGCGGATTGAGCTCAGCCGCCTTGACCTTGGCGAGGAAACGCGCCTGCGCATGGTGCCGCACCACCGGCAGGTCGATTTCCTTCGACTCCGCCTCGCCGTAGCGCTGCGCGGCAAGCGGATCGGTCCACGCGTCGGCCGTCGTATCCTGATAATCGGTCTCGGGCGCGGGGTACTTTGGCACCAGAGTCGTGACGATATCGATGCCTTCGCGACCGACACCGCCCTCCCACGAGACGATGTCGTCTCGGGTGATGGTATAGGTCGGCGGCGTCCACCGCGCACTGCGCACGCCGACCCGGCCCTCGGGCGTCAGGTAGAGCCGGCCGCCAAACCCGTCCAACCAGCGCTGGGCGACATCCTTGAGCGGTTCGGCCAGCTGGTATCCGCCGCCGCCGGCAAAGCGCAGGCGGTTCGGCCCGGCCTTCGTCGGGACCAGATCGCCGGCATGGTCGATCTCGTCCTCCCATGACGACGCCTCCATCTCGTCAGTGCCGAACCAGCCGTATTCGGGGTGCGTTAAGATGTCGTAGAGCTGCCAGGGGAGATTGGTCGAATGAGCCGGCGCCCGGCCGTCGGGATGCCGCAGATCATCGCCGTCGAACACGATGCTGACCGCCGGATCGCCGCCGGGATAGGTCTCGGAGATGTCGGCGCCGGTCAGGCGCTTGAACTCGCCGAGGATCGTGCCGACGCCGGTCAGCCGGTGCGCCTCGGTCCACACGCCATCGCTGCTGGCAATCAGGCTGGGATAGGCGCCGCCGTCGATCTCGGCTCCCCGGCCGCTGCGGGTGCGCAGATAGACCCGGGCGTCATACCAGGGCGACCGCTCTGCCCCGAGCGTCTCGGTCACCTGTTCGTCGGTGACCACGACCTCCTTCTCGTTGAGATACCACTTGTGGACGGTGCCGATCCCGCCCTGTCCGACGGCGATCAGCTTGTAGAGGACGCGGAAGCCTTCGAATCCGCCGGCATACTCCGACTGGTGCCAGTCGTAGTACATCACCGAGCCCGAGGCCCTGTTGGTGCCGACATAGCGGACCCGCGGCGCATCCGACTGCCGGGATTCGTTTTGCAAGTCGCTCGGTTTCGGCCCCTTCGGGGCTGTGACCTTGGCAACCGCCAGGCTGAAGGTCAGCGCCACCGCAGCCTGAATTCCGGCCGCAGCAAGCCCGGTCGCGCCAGTCGCCGATATGATCCAACCCGCAACGGCAGCCGGCATCAGTCGCCCCAGATCGCCACGGCCGGCAGGTCGGCCTCGCCCATGCCCTCGGGCGTCTTGATCGCCCAGCGCTCGCCGACCCGGATCGCTGCCGTCTCGCGACCGGCCAGCATCACCACGCCCACATCCCCCACATCGGCCGCATCCTTCTCGCGGGCAAACCGCATCAGCGGCCGGATCGTCTCGGCCAATCCGCTAGCGATCAGCCGCTCGACCTCCGCCTCGGTGGTATAGCGTTCCCGGAACGCCGCCGCCGGGTCGATCCCCCACCGCTCGCGGCACCAGTCCGCGACCCACAACGTGCAGTCGCAGCGTCCCCAGACAAACGGGGCCTCCCAGGTCCGCCGCAGGTATAGCGTCAGGCTCTGTTCCACCCGCTGATCACCTTCCTGACGAGAGACGCGACGTATTCGCAGCCGCGGTCGCCGGGGTGCCGCCTCTGCTGGTCGCGGTCGGTGTAGTCGCCTAGCAACGTCTTGTTGCGTCGTGCGAAGATGCTCTCGGCGCGGATGGTGATCCGTGCCTCGCCAAGGCTCTCCTTCGGATCAATCGCCGCGATCTCTCCGAGGTGCATGACGACGGGCGGCCCGACCGGGGCGCCTTCCATCAGCAGCTGCATCGACTGGCGGATCGGCGCCCGTATCCACTCGGACTCATTGGTCATGGCCTCCAGCACCAGCTGCGCATAGGCCATCTCCACGTCCTCCGTCGGCGCGGCACCGAATGCCCCGACTTCGTAGATCGCCGGCACGGCCTCCAGCAGGTCGCCGCGATCCACGGCCGAAGCCCGCAGCCAGCCGAAGCACGGCTGGTAAACCTCGCCGCCGATGGTCCGCGGCACCACGTCCTCGACCAGGCGGAAGGTCTGCGAGGCAAAGGTAACGGTGAGCAGCCGCTTGGCCTCGACAACCTCGGCATTGGCGTCCAGCAGATCGACCTGCTCGGGAGTAAATGCCATCACGGCACCCGGTCGAAGGCTTCGACAAACGTCACCGTGACCGGCTTGCCCCAGCGCAGCAATTCGCGGGTTCGCACCCCCTCGTCGTCGCGCGAGAAACGCCCGTAGAACACCGGCGGATCGGTCACGATCTGCGTCCCGGCCGGAACGTCGCGGCGCAGCTCTGGACTGAACACGATAGTCGCCCCATCGACCTCGTCCACGGCATAAAGGAAGCCGTCGAAGCTGAAGAAGTCGCCGACCCGCAGCCCGGGGCGGATCGGATTGGTCAAGTCCTGCGTCAAAGTCGTCGCACCTGCTGCCAGGGCCCCGGTCGCATAGAGCGGCTGGGGCGCATCGTCGTCAACGAAGCCGGTGCCGTCGGTGAACCACGTTCCGTCGCTCCACGGCTCCTGCTCGGGAGCAACGGCGGAGCCATAGCGATAGGGATCGCAGAACGTCACTGCCGCGATGTTCCGGCGACCGCGCATCCGGCGAACCAGGGCCTCGAAGGCCCGTAGTTTTTCACCGTCGAACTCGGTTCCGATATCGTAGGTGATCTCCCATCGCCTCGTGCCGGGGTCCACGATCTGCTCCCCCCCATCCAGCGACACCCCGGCACTGCGGGTTGTCGGCCGAAGCGCCGGAGTAAGGTCCCGAGGCCGCAGCACCTCAGTCGGCCACGGAATGACATCGACCATGTCAGGCGATCCTCGTGGAATATTCCCGCTGCGCCCGGGTCCATCGCGAGAAAAATGCAGCCCGCTCGCGCTCCAAGGCACCCTCGATCAGGGCGACCGTCCTCTCGCTCGCATCGCCGGAAACGGTGATGCTGGGCGCATAGCTGACATTCGCGCCTGAACGCTGACCGCGCGTGTGATCGATCACCGTCTCGTTCGGGTGCAGGATCGCCGCGAAGCCGCCCTTGCCGTCGATCCCGCCGAACCGGGAGCCGGAGCCGGTAAAGCCACCGCCGTCGAAGCTCATGGCCCCCCGCAGCGCCTGCGACAGCACGTCGTTGCCGCGGACACCGCCGAAGCTGAACATGCCGAACAGACCGCCCAGCAGACCGCTGCCACCCGAGGACATCGGACCCTCGCCGAACAGCGCCGCCTGCATTGCCGCCTTGGCAAGCGCCTTGGCGACGTTTGCCAGCACGTCCGCGAAATTCTCGCCCTCGACGATGGCGTCGATCAGCCCGTCCTTCAACGCCTGCGTCTGCTGGGCCATGAACTGCTGCTGCTCGGACAACTGTTGCTCGCTCGCGGCAACCTGCTGGTTGGCAAGGGTCCGGTCATATTGCGCCTGACCAAGCGCCTCGATGGCCTCACGATAGGTCATCGTGCTGTTGATCATCTGCGCGTCCAGATCCACGCCCCGGCGCTGGGCTTCCGCGACCAGCCCCATGATCGTGACTTGTCGCTGCATCTCGGCATTGACGGCGGCGATAGCTGCGGCCTTGTCGGCGCCACTCATGTCGCTGGCGTTGATGGCGGCGATCTGCTGCGCGCGCTGTGCCTCCAGCTGGGCCGTCTGCTGCTCGGTCAGCAGATTGTTGGCGAGTTGCTCGCCGTATTGGCGGACCATTGCGAGGTTTCGCTCGCGCTCACGCGCTTCCGCCTCCAAGGCCTTCTGTCTCTCTGACGCTACTTGCGCGTCCTCGCGCGGGATCGCCTGATGGCCCATCGCGGCCATGATCACGTCGTCGGGGACGTAGCGTAGCCCTTCCCACTCATTCCGCAGCCCGGAAACGCCTTGCCCACGGCGACGTCGAAGCAGCTCCATCGCCAGGCGGTCCTGCATTTCTCGGCTGTAAAGCTCGTCGCCCGAGAGGCCGAGGTCATCGACAAGGGACAGGAGTGTCTTGCGGACGATCTGATAGGCGCCGGCCGCGCTGCTGTTATGCCTGTTCGCCGGATGGCTGAGCATCTGGCGCTGCATTTCCAGCACCTCGTTGATCGTCATGTTGACCAGATCGCGCTGACCGCCAGTGTAGGCGCCATTGTCCAGCGTGACGTTATAGTCGCCACCACTCTCCCGGCGCCTGATCAGGGCAAGAATGCCACTGCTAGCCGCGGCGTCGTCGCCACGCTCGACCGCATCCACAATTCCGCGCCCGAGTGCACCCACAAAGCCGCGCGCACCCTTGATCATCCGGCCGAACGAAATGTCCGACTCTGCGGCCAACTCCTTCACTTTCGCGATCTGCGCGTCGAGCTTCACCAGGACCTCGCTCAAATCCTTGATGAGTTGAGCATTCCCCTCTTTCTGAGCCTGAGCGAGCGCTTGCTCGACCGTGGCGCGCTCATCGGTCAGTTCGCGCAGTTCGCGCGTCGTGCCCTTGTAGCGATCCATGATCTTCTGCGTTTCTGACATTGCAGCGCCCAACTGGCCCTCGGCGGCAGCCTGCTGTTGCGCTTGCGCAGTGGCCGCGCTTCGGACGGCCTCAACCTCCATCGCAGCGGCGAGGACGGCATCTTTCTGTGCGGAGGTCTCCGCGCCCGCCGCCTGAAGAATGGTCAGAAGGTCGGTCGATTGCTCCGCCAGGACATTGATGTCGTCTACCCGTCCGAAATCCTGCATCGCATCAATGAAGGCTAGAGCCTCACCCCGAGCCATGCCGAACTTCTTGCCGAGGGCATCGACGGCCTGCTCGATCAGCTTCGCGCGCGCCGCTTCATAGCCCTTCATCACCTGCCCGTCCGGCCCGATGAACGCGTTGAGGCTGGGCAGCCCCTCTCCGAGGTTGGCGCCAAGGGACCGCGCCGTGCTGAACGCATCGCGCCGTGCGACGGCCGCCGTGATGCCCAACATCGCTCCGCTCGCGCGCTGCACTTCGTCGGCCAAGTCACCATACTTCACGCGCAGTTCGTCGATCGGGACGCCCGCCGCCTCGGCCGCACTGGTCATCGCCGCCGTGGACGCCTCAAGCTGCTCTAGTTGTTCGTCCAGCCCCTTGGCTTCCTCAGCGTTGCGGAACAACATCGTCGCCAAGGGGACACCGATGGCAACCGCGGCGCCTGCCACAGCACCCCACATCCCAAGACCCCCGAGCAACTGCGGCAACTGCTGCGCCAACGCCTTCGACGCGGACGTGCCCCCGGCGACCTGCACGGCAAAGTCCTGCACTTGGAAGGCGGTGTTCTGTATCTGGCCGGTCATGTTCCGCGACGCCCCCGCGACGCGCTGCATCTCGGGCGCCGCGCCGGCGAACTCACGATTGAGCCGGTCCAGTGCGGCTTCATGCTGGCGTGCATTGATAGCGCCGACCTTATGCGCCCGGTTCAGCTCCTCGAGCTGCGCCTCATATCGCCGCGACGCCGCGAATAGCGGGTCGTACTTGGCCCGCAGGCGGTCCATCTCCGCGGCCATCGCCTTCGCGGATTCCTCGGCCGACTTGGTGTCCAGCTGGATCTTGACGTTCCCGGGCCCCTTCTCCAGCGCGGCAAGACGCCGCCTCGCAGTCGCCTCGATGCTGGCGAGGGACTTCTCGAACCGCGCGAGATTGGCGACAATCGCCACGCTGAGATCGCCGCCATCCGCCATCAGAAGCCCTCGATCCCGAGTTCACGCAGGCGCTCAACCGACATGGCTTTGCCCTGCTCCTCAAACTTCCACCCCTGCGACCGGCCGTAGCCCTCGATAGCCGCGAGGAAGTGCCACAGCGTCATTCGCCCGACTTGCTCGGGGCTGAGTCCTGCTGCGGCGCCGAGGCCATAGAAGGTGCTAAACTTCCAGCGTCCGTTTCGCCTGTCGGCGTTTCCTCGGCCGCCGCCGAGTCCTTTCCCACCGGATCATCCTCGGGCCCATAGAGCGACGAGTAGAGGATGCGCGCGGCAAGCGCCTTGAACGCCATGGGCGGGTGCGTCTCGAACATGCGGCGGACGAGCTTGTCAGCCGCGATCCGATCCATGCCGCCGCCGATCAGGCCCCATCGGGTCGTCTCGTAGAGGTCGGCGATCTTCCAACCGCCGAATTGCACCCGGTTGAGGACCAGCTCCGGCCCGGCGTCGCATTTGTCCTGCAGCGCCTCGAGTTCGGCGAGGGCGAGCAGAAACGGGTGCTCGCCCCCGACCCACGCCATCACCTCAGGATGAAGCATCAGGTCGCCTCCGTAAATTCGGGCGCTTCCTTGAAGCGGCCACTGATGGTCATCGACACCGCGGCCCGATCCACGTTGCCGATGTTGCCGATGCTGAGCGACGGCAGGATGATGGCGCCGTCGATATACTCGACCTCGCCAGTGATAGCCCCGACGATGTGGACGCGGATCGGCAGCAACACCTGATCTTTCGCCGCGCGCAACAGCTTGTCGCGGTTCTGCGCCGCAAGCGTGCCGTCGATGGAGATGGTCCACGACTGGGCGCCGTATTCCGCCACGTTCTGGGGCGGCAGGGTCCAATCGTCGCAGTCAGCCACGACTTCTTCCTGCACGGCGTTGTCCACAGTCAGGGTCACGTTGGTCGCACCGCAAAAGTTGGTCCACGTCGCGCCAACTCCGCCGGTCGCGGTCCAGTCGACCATTACGACGATATCGCCTCGATAGTGCCTGTTGGGCAGTGCCATTGTCAGTCGCCTTTCTGCTCAGCGGCACCTGCCGCTTTGGGTTCGACCCGCTCGGCCGCACCGGCTGCAACGCCGACATCGACCACCCACGCGGGAAGGGTTTGCGGCTGGTCGGACGGCTCAACCCGCCGGGACACGCCTTTCTTCACGTCGGTCGCATCGAACCGACGCGTCACGATGGCTTTCGCCATGACTCAACCCTCCTGCTGGATTGCCTTTCTGATTTCCCGCGCAATCCGAGCCCGGATGCGGCGCCTATGCGCGCGGTATGCGGGGTAAAAGAACGGCTGCGCCGGGCTTCCCGTCCGCGTTCCGAATTCCACGAAACGGGCGTAGAACGCTTCCTTGCCGCCTGCATAGATCGTAATCCGCATGTCAGCCGTCTCTCGGCCGGCATCGAACCGGTCTATCACCAGCGCCCCCCTCGGAGCGTCACCCCACGTCCAGCCGATGCTGTCCCGCAGCGCCCCCGCGCGGCGTCGGCTATCAGGTTCCTTGAGCACGGGAGCGAGGCGCTTCATCGCCTCGACCAGTTCCTCGGCGCCTTTCTCCATCGCATCGGCAGCGGCGAGGCGCATACGGCTTGACACGCGGTTAAGGCGAGCGCGAAACTCGGGAGACACCTCGACCATCGGAGCCCCCATGCGCCTCGCTCTTGCCTTCCTCGCCCTGGCCTCGCCCGCGGCGGCTCAGGACACCGACATGATCGACACATGCAGCCATGCAGCGGGGCTGGCCGAAACAATCATGGTGGGTCGGCAGTCAGGTGTCCCTGTGAGTGACGCTTTACAGAACGTCCTGCCGCTCATCCCTGATGAGTCACGCGGCCTGATGCAGAGGATCATCCTCGCAGCTTATGAACATCCGCGCTTCTCGACCGAAAAGTATCAGCAGCGCGAGATCACCGAATTTCAGAACAGCGTGTTCCTGTCCTGCATGGACGCCGACTAGCCCTCGACCGCGGCCTCGACCATCAGCACTGCGTGAACCGTCACGCCGTCCGGGTCATCCATGACACGCGGCGGCTGCACCATCAGCGGATGCATCGTCACCTCGGCCGTGTCAGCCCAGCCCTTGAGCGCGCGACGAACCTTTTGCGCGAGGTCGGCCGCCTTCAGCTTGTTCGATGCCCGATCCCACAGGTCTATCTGAACCACCCATTCGTCCGCATCGATGCACTCGGCATCATCCTCGACGCCGTAGATCGCTCCGATCGTCGCATAGGGGAGGGCCGTGCCCTCGTTCGCCTTGTCGAACACGCGGCCGCCAAGCTCTGGCACTTCGGCCACGATGCGCGCGAGGATGATCTGGCCGAGACGGCGAATGTCGGTCACGCGCCACTCTCCGCCAGCATCTCAAGGAACCCGCTGCCCTCGCTGGGCCGCGGGTCCTCGCGCATCTCATACACGCGCTCGATGCCCGTCCTGTCCCGCACCACGGCCCGCCATTCGCTCGTCACCGCCCGCGCTGACGCGCTGTTGCGGATCGTCAGGATTGCCGGAGACCGGCTCTGCATCCGCGCCTGCATCACGCTCTCGCCACCGCGCAGGTGACGCACAGCTGCCCATGCCTCGAACTCGTCCTTCCAGCCCTGATGCACCTGGCCGTCCTCGTCGCGCTGCTGCACGGGCGACTGGAACGTCACCTTGCGGTCGAGATCGCCCGCGTTCATCAGCAATACATCCTCCGATGCAGCGCCATCAGGTCCGTCACCCCGAACGGCAGTTCCTTGATCGCGTCAGCCGTGGCCGAGCGGTTCTCATACCAGTGCGCCACCAGCAGGTGCATCGCGTGTCGCAGGTCTTCCGGCATGTCCTGTCCCGCCGTGAAGCGGATCGCGACCAGACCCACCGGCCATTCGGGCGCCGTGAACACGCCGTCATCCAGCACGACGCCGGGGATCGGATCGCCGGCCCCGTCGAGCGCCGACACAAGCCCCGTGATCGGACGCAGGTCAGGCGCATACCGACGCGTCACCGCGCCGATGGCCTCCCATTCCTGCGCGCCGTAGAGATTGCCCGTCTCTTGCTGCACGCGCCGGTGCGCCGCGTCGATCAGGCGCTGGATCACCAGGTCCTCGTCGTCATGCAGGACGCGCAAGTTTTCCTTCGCCTCGATCACGTTGATGGACGGGACGGGCGGCGTCACTAACGTCAGGATCATGCCGCGCCTCGATTCACCAAGGCACGCATCTCACGACCGGCGTCTGTGGTCAGGACCAACTCGTCACCGTCCCTGTAGAGCGCAGCAACGCCCTCGCCCGGAGCGCCCTTGTCCCCCTTCTCGCCTTGTGTGCCAACGCCGTCTCTGCCGGGCATGCCGCGCTCGCCCCGCTCCCCACGACTGCCGCGCGAGGCCAGAAGCTGCCACCCACCGCCGGGGCAGGGGCCGGGCGCATCCTTGACCGCCACGAAGGACGATCCCCCAAGGGCCACCACGTCAAGCTCGGCATAATCGGCATCGGCGTCGTAGGTGCCGCGCAGGACGATGCTGCGCCCCGGGGGGCCTTGCTCGCCATCTACGCCGTCGCGACCGTCCACGCCATCCTTGCCGTCCTGCGGCAGCGGGATTGCCGCAAGGAACTCTGCCACCTGAGCCTGAAGCTCGGGCAGGACCTCTTCCAGCGTCACACTGCGGCCATCCATGCCGGGTTCGCCCTGCGCCCCCGGCTCGCCGTCCTTGCCATCGACGCCGTCGCGGCCATCCTTGCCGTCAACGCCGTCCTTACCGTCCAGACCCGGTGCCCCTCGCCCGCCATCCTGCCCGTCACGACCGTCAATGCCGTCTCGGCCGTCCTTGCCATCCTTCCCCGGCTCTCCGGGCGGCCCCTGTTCGCCGTCCTTGCCGTCGCGACCGTCCACACCGTCGCGGCCGTCCCGCACCTCTGCCAGCCGCGCTGCCACTGCCTCGCGCAACTCGATCACCAGCGCATCCCGCTGCTGCCTTGCCTCCGCCAGATCAGCGCGAAGCTCGGCCACCACGGCGTCGCGCTCGGCGCGGAACACGTCCAGTTGCTGCCGGAATCCTGCCTCAACATCGCGGACGATATGGCCGAGCGCGCGGGCCAGCGCGTCAGTGGTAGCTGCGTGCATGGGCCATCACCTGTCGGCTCAGTTCTTCGGCGTCGATCTCAGGCTCTGGCGCAGGAAGCTGAGGCGGCGCTGGAGCAGGCTCCTGCCACGACAGCGGCACCACCTGCTGCTGGACGCGCGGCTCCTTGCCGTGACCGCCAGGTACCGCCGGAAGCTCCTCAAGGGCGCGCGCTTCGTCTGGGCTGTAGATGCCGCCCTGAACGCCGCGGGCGAGCCCCTCGATCCGATCCTTGAACGCCGACCGCAGAAGTGCGGACGTGTCCAGCTCGAGGTATTCGTCGGGCATCCCGCGCAGCCCGAACAACTGCCCGAACGCCTCTTCGACGTGATTGAGACAGAAGCCCAGCCCCGACGCGATCCACTGCTGCATCAGCGCCTCGGTCGAGGCATATGGCGTATCCCCGACGCCAAGGATCTGAAGCGGCACCCGGTAGGCCAGCGCGATCCGCTGGTCGCTCATCTTGAGCGTCTCGGCCAATTGCGCGTCCTGCGCCGTGGAACCGATCTTCTCAGGCTTCGTGCCCCACGCAAGGATCGGCGTCCCGCCGCGCCCATCGCCGCGGGTCTGCGCGTCCCACGCGGCCCTCAGTTCCATGATCTGCTCTTTCGTCATCTTCTCGGGCGAGGTCAGAACGAAAGAAGGCTGCGCCCGGTTCTGAAAGAAGGCGATCTGCTGTTGCAGCAGCACGTCGCCCGCCGCCACGTCCATAGCCGCCGCCATGATCGGACTTTCGCCCTTGAGCGGGTGGCGCGGCGTGTGCAGACGCACATGCAGCACGTCGCGGGCCGGAACCAAGAGCCGGCCGCCAAAGCGGCGCTCGGCCAGTTCGTTGCCCGCCAGATCGTAAAACGCCTCGCCACCATCGGCGACCCGAACGGCGCATTGACGCGCCGGCATCAGGTGCAGTTCGCTGATCTCGAAGCGGTCGTTCCGCACCGCCAAGGCATAGGCGTTGCCTTCGGTATAAAGGTCTCGCACCGTGTTGAGCATGAAGTCGGACATGCTCTGGTAACTGTTCGGACGGCGCATGATGCGCGACAGGGCCGAGTTGGTGACGCGCTCGCGGCCACCGTCAGATTAGCGGCGCCAGTGGTCGCCGGGGCACATCGCAGCCGTCTGCGAGTAGGCAGAAACGCAAGCCTCGACCATCGCCGAGGCGTTCGCCACACCGCGCGGGCTCATGCCCAACTGCCAGAAGTTCCAGGGCGTGCCCGCCGGCAGCCAGCCGCCGGACACAGGAAGCGTGTAAGGACCGTCCCGGTATTCGCCTTCCGCAGCTTTCGCCCGGAACGGCGCAAGGACGCGGGACAGAAGGCCCATATCAGTCGGTCTTCGCCTGACGGGTCTTGTAGGCAGCCGGCTTGTCAGCCGACACGTCCTTTTCCTCCGCCTCTTTCTTGCCCTTCCCCTTCTCGTCGTCGGGGGTATCCGTCACGCCGGTTTCCCCGCGCTTGATCGCATCAAGCTGCGCCTGCGTCGGCGTCGGCTGCGGGTCTTCTTCGATCTTCGCCATGATGGCCTCCGCTCAAGGGGGCGGGCCGTGAAGCCCGCCCCAGGATGTTACCAGGTCACGCTCTCGGCGAACGCGACCGAGCCCGTGCGGCGCATCGCCCAGTTCATGTCCAGGATCATCCGCAGCGCGATGCTGTCAGTCTGGAACATGGACCGGACCGGCGCCGCCACGACGTTCGGCGTGCCCGCCGTGCCGATCTGCGCCGGGGTGGTATCCTCCATGTGCAGCGTCGCCTGATCCGACACGTCGAAGCGCGGCTCATCGCCGGTCGCCGTGAAGAAGTCGGCGGCGTCCACCAGAAGGATGGTCCCGGCGGTGACGTTGGCGGACTGGATGACCGGGTAGCCATTCAGCATCCCGCGCTCCATGCCGGCGGCGAAGGTGAAGTCGCCGCCGGCGTTCTGGGTCAGCGAAATCGCCAGCGCCTGAACCGGGTTCATGATGAACACGGGCGCGCGCAGGTTGCCCTTCGAGGACGTGATGAGCGCCCCAACCAGAGCCTTCAGGTCGCCGACCAGAGCAGCAAAGCCGCCGCCGGCGGTGGCGGTCAGACCCGTCACGCCGTTGCGAAGACCGGCCGGGCGAGTGGTCGATGCCGCCGTGTTGTCCAGCAGGATCGTGTCAATCGCCTGAGCCGTGTCATCGCGGATCGCTTCGCGCAGGATCGCCTCGATGGAAGGCGTCGAGTGCTCTGCGATTTCACGGGTGAAGGTCGTGATGACCGCCATCTTCTTCGGCGTCAGGGTGGTCGAGGTGAAAGCGCCCTGACGAACCGGGATCGGCGCACCCTGAGCCACGAACGAACCGGCGAGCGACGTGCCGGTGTTGCGCGACGGGATGGACACGATACCGTTGCGGCCGAAGCTGAACTCGCCGCCACGCGCCCGCAGAGCCGGATAGACCGACGCGCCCATCAGCGACTCCATGAAGTCCAGAACCGAAGTCTGGACCAGCTCCGCAGCCCAGCCGGTCGTGGTCGTGGTCGCGGGGGCAGTCGCCGCCTTGGTCACGACATCCAGCATGGTCTTGACGGTCTCGTCCTCGCCGTAGCGACCGACCATCACGTCAAAGGCCGAGCGCCGCTCGACATGAGCCAGAAGCTGGCACACCGCCGAACGGATCATGGCGTCCTTGGGGTCCGACTTCTTCGCCACCTTGGCGAAGGGCTGAACCGCCTTGCTCAGCGGCTCGGCCGGCGCTGCGGTCTTGGCGGCAAGCGCGGCCTCCGCGCGCTTCAGCGCGTCGAGCGCAGACGCCTTCTGCTCGATCCGCGCCGACATCTCATCGGTGACGATGGGATCGGCGTCATCCTCGGCCAGGTGCGCGGTCAGGGCATCCTTCTCGCGGATGAGGTCTTCCTGCGCATTCTCGATGCGCTTGCTCAGTGTGGTAGACATTGCCGCTTCCTTTCGTGCTTGCGGCTTCAAAGCGGCATTCTCGCCAGACGGACCCGAGCGCACCGGGCGGCCTTCTTCGGCTTTCTCGCCAAAGGCCATTCGGATCGTTTCGGGGGAAAGATGCAGCGACTTGGCAACCGCCAGTGCCGCAGGGTTGGCGGGCACGGAAACCAGCGAGGTCTCCAGTAGCTCCTGCCGCCGGAAGCGGACGCCCCCGGATTTCATCGGCTCGTGCTCGACCGGCTTGAAGCCGACCGACACAGCCTTGAGAATGCGCTGCTCGACCAGGCGCCGCAGCTCGTCAATCCGGGCGGACGTTCCCTCGGCCGCGAACTTGAGACGGCCCAGCAGCTTGTTTCCCTCGACGCGAACATCCTCCCACGTCCCAATGGGGAACGTGCTATCGTGGCCGAAAAGAGCGATGTTGTTCTTGCGGAACCAGGACAGGTCCCATCCCTCGGCCTCGATCACGTCGCCGTAGCGGTCCACCGTGTCATCGCTGAGGACAAAGGTCAGGTCGTCGGACACCTCGGCGGTGCCGACCTTCCGGGTAATGGTCATAGGTTGTCTCCCGTCAGGCTATCATGCCTGCCACGTCGAGCGGCGCCGCCATCACCGGGTTCCGGCTCATCACCGTCACCGCGTCGAAAAGCGCCATCGCCGGGTCGATCTTCGCGTCACCGGCATTCGCCTTCGTCGCCCGGATCGCGGTAGCGGTCGGCTCGATCTTGATGTTGCCGACGCACCACGCCATCAGCGCCGACCCGTCATGCCAGAGCGTGCCGTTGATCAGCTTCCGCTCGGCCGTCTTGATCGCGTTCATCATCGCGTAGCCCTGCGGCGCCCCGATGACCTTGCCGTTCTCAGGCGTCACCCCAACCTCGGCCAGGGCGTCGATCATCTCGCCTAACCCCGCCGGGTCAGCCGCCACCGATGCCAACAGGCCCCGCTGGTCGATGTCCTGCACGATCTCCGCAATCGCCCGGACATCGCCCAACTCGTCGCCGACGATGGTCAGCGTCCCCTCGCGCGCGAAGTCGCGCAGGCGGGGCGCGATACTCTTGCGACGGTCCAGCACGCCCTCGTGGCACCAGGCATGATGCCAGGCGAGCCAGTCCTTCGTCTCTCGATCCCGGCCAAGGACAGCCACCCCGAACAGGTCGTCGGCGCCGCCGCCGTCCAGCCCTACTACGACGACCTCGCTGCGGGCCAGAACCGCATCAAGGCTCAACCCCTCGCGCGCCCGACGCGGCCAGTAGTCCGCCCCCGGCCAGCGGTTAGCCCGGAGGTTCATGCCGATCTCGACGTTCAGATGCTTGGCGAGGAACGTCGCTCGGGTGCTGGCGTCCTTCGCCAGCTCTTTGCCCATCTCCCGCTCCAGCCACTCCTGCGACACCGAGCGCCCGAGGTTCGGGTTGGTGACGTAGAAGTTGGCCGGCTCCAGATATGCCTCGGCATCCAGCATAGCCTGCGGGAACTCGTAGATCACCGGCAGGAATTTGCGGTCCTCGATCTTCCCGTCCCGCACGTCGCGGGCGTAATCCAGTTTATCCCTGAACACGCCCGCCGGGGGCGCGTCCGATTGCGTCGTCAGGTAGACCACGAAGCCCTCAGGCCGGGACACCATGCCGCCCGTCGCCTCGCGGAGCATCGCGTCGGCGTTCGGCCGCTTCCCAAACACCCAAAGCTCGTCCACCAGCACCCGGCCCGCCTTCTTGCCGGACACCGTGTCCGTATCGGCGGCAACCACCTTCAGGACCGCCTTCGTGGTCCGGTGCGTAATCGTCCGATAGTGGTCCTGCACATGCAGCAGGTCGTTCAGTTCACGGTCGGCGCGGACCATCGCGGCGGCCGGCTTGAAGCTGTTGCCTGCCACCTCGATTGTCGGCGCCAGGATAAGAAGCTCGTCCTCTTGCCGCCACCCCACGATCAGAGCCGTGAGCATGATGCCCGCTGCAATGGTGGACTTCGTGTTCTTCTTGGCGATGGCGAGGAAGAACTCGCTGATCAGTTGCTGCCCTGTCTCGGGATCGTTCGCCCCGAAGATCGCCGAGACGAAGTCGAACACCCACGGCGCCGAGACCTCCCCAAATGTCGGCTGCCCTGGCAGGTCCGGCACTCGCAAAGCCTTGAACACCGAAAGCGCGTATTCTGCCTCTGCCGGGAACAGCGGCGAGAACGGGATCAGGCTACGCCGCTCGACAACCCGCGCCGCCCAATCCGGGCAGGCGGTGGTCCAGTCCTTCACTCGTTACTGACCGCCAGCCGCGGCCCTGCTCGCGGCGTGAAGCGCCCCCCCGAGACGACTTCCTCGGCGGCGGCCAAACGCTGCTCCTTCTTGCCCATCGACTCGTCCTTGGCCTCTTGCCATCCAGCTCGGGCCTTGAGCCAGAAGATTGCAGCAGCCACCGACGAA